CACGGTGCGCGCTTGGGAAGAAGGCTGCGGCGCGCCTTCCGCAGAAATGCTCAATCGCATCGCTCGCGTTACCGGACACGAAGTCAGGTTGGTCAGGAAAGAACAGGGTGACTAAAATCTCATTGGCGGTACGATTCTCGGTGCTGGTTTCGTTCAGTGCGCCGAGTGCCCGTGCAAGTACGACGATCAAGCGCTCACACGCTGCCCGAATTGCGGCGGGGCTCACACGAAAGAGGAATGCTGATGGCCGACTGGATAACGGCGCGGGCTCTGTTCGGCGCAGAGCTGTTTGAGAAGGCCGCAGAGCGCGCCCGGCCGTTTGCCCCTCATCACATGACTGCGGACTTGCTGCTCGCGAGCGCCCTGGGCGTGATTTGGGAGCGTCTGGAGGCGAAAGAACAACCGCCCATGAGCAACGCGAGAGCATTTGGGATCGATTCACATCCGATTGGATGGAGCGTCGGACCGAACACGGCGGAGCCATGCGAACATGGAGTGATCGGCCCGTGCAACGATTGCCCGTTCTAATGCGCGGCCGCAAATTCCAGTTGTGTGTCAGGCGGCTTTCGGAAACACCTCACGCGCCGGCCGTTTGGAAGGTACATGCGATCGCGCGTCCAGTTTAGGATCTTCATCACGTAGCCGACTCGGCGCTGCTCGTTGGTGCTGCGTTTCGCCACGTCAACGCCAAGATGGTTGAGCACATCGTCCATGTGGACGGTGCTTTTGCCTTCCAAGAACTCTTCGATCTTGTCGTGCCACACGTCGTGCACAACGCGTTCTTCTTGGTGCTTCACCGCTTCGGCCACGAGCTCGGGCGTGGACAACCATGGCTCTTCGCCTGACTTGTAGATGGTGTAGGCTTCGGCCCAAATCTGATCGCGCATCTTTGGGGTGAGCTCGGGAGCTTGCTTCGTACACTTCACCGGCCAGAATCGCCGATTGCCTGTGGGGTCGTTGAAGTACTCGCCTTCGGTGTTCACGGTGCCGACGAAAACGCATCGCCGCGGTGATTCTATTGAATATCTGGCATAAGCTGGGCGGTAGTTTTCAGTGTCGCGAGTGATGAACGCTTTGATCGAATCGGTGTCGCTTTTGCGGAAGCCTTTCAGCTCGCCGAGCTCAATGATCCACTTGCCTTCCACCTCTTCGGCTTGAGCCTTGGAGCCGAATTCGGACAAACCATCGGTGAACCATGATTTGTTCGGGCACAGCTGCGAAAGAAAGCGGCTTTTTTTCATGCCCTGCTCACCTTCGAGAATCAGGACGGTGTCGATTTTGCAGCCCGGCTCAAATGCGCGTTTCACGGCACCGACCAACCACTTTTTGCCAACGGCGCGCGAGTATGGCGTGTCCTCAACGCCGAAAAAGTCGGTCAACCACGTGTCGATTATGCTGTGGTCGTGATCATCGGTGAGGCCAAGAAAATAATCTTTCAGCGGGTCATGGTCGCAGTTTGCGGCAACGACTTGGATTGCCTCAAACACCGTTTTTGTGTTCGGCCTGATCGCGTAGTTTCGCTCCAGCCAAATCTTGGCGTGAAACGCATCTTCGTCGCACCAATCGGCGCTATGCGAGTCGTGCGGCGGGTCTTTCAGCTTCACGATTTTCTTTTTGAATCGGTCGTATGAGATCACGCCTCGCCACGCGGGCGCATGCTGGAGAATTGCCGCAACGTTGGCCAAGTTGTTCTCCAGAATTTCGTCGCCGCTCTTCGTGGTCTTGTAAATGAGCAGCTGCTCCCAATCGGCGCTCGCGTTGGCGGCGCGTTTGTTCTTGCGGTCGTACGCTTTCACTTCTTCGGTGAACGCACGCTTCACCCGCTTCACGCGCAAAATTTCTTCGATGCGCAGCCACAGCGCCTTGTCATCACGCACGCCCATGAGCCGGCGAAAGATTTCAGGCTTCAGCGGCGCGCCGATATCGTCGTCAATCAGCCGCTCGAATTCGTCGGCGGTGATGCGGCCTGCTTCTTCTGGCGGTGCGTCTTCGTCAGTCGGCGGCGGCGGTCCTTCGAGCGGCGGCGGCGAGCTCGGCTTGAAGTCCGAGAACGCCGCGAATGGGTCACTCGGCACGGCGCGCAAATGCTTCGGTGGTCGGTTGGCAATGAAGCCGTCCGGCAACGTGCTTGAGCGCATCGCGTCTTTTATTTTGTGACGTAGCTCTTTCTCTGTCCATGCAGGCTGACACCGCGGGTTATACTCAGCCATGAGCATCGCGAGCGCTTGGTCTTCGCTCAGCGAAAAACCTTTCACGAGAATCACGGCGGCCTTGTACGTCGCATCGTGTCCACCGCTGCCCGAGATGGCCGGCGGCATCTTGGCGAGATACAAGCTCGCCTTTTTCGTTTGGTCGGAGTGAACGAGCGGCGCGACGGGTGCGGCCGGTTGCTCTTTCACGGCGAGATTTCCGGCGAGCGGGAAGCTCATTGTCTCAACGTCGTTGCGTGCCTCGTAACTATGGCCGCTCACGTGTGTGCTCAACGGGCCAACAACGAAGCCGCCCTCACCGCGAATGTCGATTCCGGGTTGCCATCCTTGCTTGTTGCGGATCTCGAAGTCCGGGTACGAAAAATAGAAGTGCAAGCCACCGCTTCCGGTCTGCACCGTGAAAGTCTCGGGGAGCTTGCCGTTTTTCTCTTCGAGCTCGGCGAGCGAGCTAAACCCTTTTTCGCCGTCGATATCCACCACGAAAATGCCGCTGTCGTGTCCCGTGGCGACGCCGAAATTTGCGTCAGGGTGAGCGGCCCACCACTTGCGGATTTGCTTCTTGTCGGTCGTTGCGCGCTTCTGCCATGCGCTTTCGATAGGGTGCTTGCCGGGCTTCTTGTCGCAGTTGACGCCCATCGGACAAAGGCAAACGCCTTCGCGCACGCCCCACACTGGAAGGATTCGCCACCCCTTGCTCGCGCACCACAACGCAGACTCGAAAATCGTCACAAGCTAGCCCCTCTGCATCGCGAACAGTCGCGACGCCTCCCGTTTGGTGATGCCTTCGTGGACCTTCGCGCCCATGCGGCGAAGTGATGCGATTTGCTTGGGTGTTGCGGGCTCGGCGCTGCGCTGGGTCATGATGTCGGCGGCCGTGCCTTTGGTCATGTTGGTGGCGTCGATTCCCGCACGCTTCAATGCGGCTATTTGCGCCGGGCTCGCGGGTTGGTCTCTCCACTTGGCCTGTCCGCTCGCGAGCTCTACCGCTTTCACGCGGCGCACCATGTCCTCGGCAATCGCCTGCGCGGTCTCCATGTTCACGGGCGCGTCGCTCAAACGCTGGAAGCGTTCGCCCTCGCGAGCGCCGACAACGTCAACACTCCACTCTTCCCCCTGCGGCAACATTCGGATCGTACCGTACTCGCCCGCAGCTAAAAGCCAACCAAGACCGTCGTTTGTCGGCAGCCAACGCAGCTTCGAGCGCGGCGCGCCCTTCACGCCTTTGATTTGCGAGAGAAAGCGTTGGCGCCAATACTCTTCCGCATCGCCGATCGGGTCGAGCTGCGTGGGCTTCGGCTTTTCTTTCGGGTCTGCTTTGAGCCCAAAGAGAACCGCCGCTTGGATCAGCGAGTTGCGTTTGGTGGCGGCCACGAGGTCCACCACGAGGCAGTCAATTTTGTTCGGATAGAGGCGCAGGCCACGGCCAACCATTTGAATCATGAGCGGCTTGGACTGCGTGGGGCGTGCGAGGATCAACGCATCGATCGAAGGTTCGTCGAAACCTTCGGTTAAGACCATGCAGTTGACCACACAACGGAGCTCGCCGGTTGCGAGCTTGCGCAAGATTGAGCGGCGCTGCTCTTTCGGTGTCTCGCCCGAGACTGCGGCGACGGCGTGCCCGCGAGCTCTGAGCGCATCGGCCACAGCTTCCGCCTGAGCGACTGACACCACGAAGATCAGCGACTTCTTGGCCGCGCAATGCTCTTCGTATGCGGCGGTGATCTCGCCGACGATACCCGCTTGCATCAACGCGATGTCGAGTTGCTTTTGTCCGTAGTCGCCACGGCTCACCGTCACGCTGTCGAGGTCAACGGCGATCGGGCGCTCGACCACTCGCGGCGGCACAAGATATCCGCCTTCGATCGCCGACGTGATGCCGACCTGAAAGACGATGCCCTGAAAGACATCTTCGAGTGCGCCGTTGTCGCTTCGCTCTGGCGTCGCTGTGAGGCCAAGCAACTTTGGCCCACCCTCTTTCCAACATCCGAGCGCTTCCAACAGTTGCTTGTAACCGGGGGATAAAGCGTGGTGCGCTTCATCCACGACAACGAGATCGAAACGCTCGCGTACGAGCTGATCGATCCTGCGCTGCTGTTGCGCCGATTGAATCGACGCGAACACCACTTGGCGCATGTACTCGTTGCGCTCTGCCTTCACCTGGCCGTAAGTCACGCCCGGCCACACGAGCTGCAATGCTTTTCCGGGCTGCGTGATCAGCTCTTCGCGATGGGCCAACCAAAGGCATCGCCCGCCCATTTGCTTTGCGAGCGCGAGCCCGGTGATCGTCTTTCCCATGCCGGTACTGAGAACCACCAGCGATCGCTGCCATGGCGATTGTATGAATGCGTTGATGGCGTCGGTTTGATACCCCCTGAGCTGCACCGTCATGGTGACACCCACGTGCGACCGGTCCTAATTCTCCAGACAGCACTCATCGAAATAACGAAAGAAGCGGCAAGGGCGCGCGAAGGCAGAGAGGAACCCCTTATCTCTTCCACCTGGGAGAGGGTCATTTTCCGATTCCCGTTTTTTTCTCCGGGACACGGACGATTTCTCTTTTTTGCGATCATGTCCGCCATGTTGTCGGCATGGGTCCCAAGAAAAAGATGGGAAGGATTCACGCACCTACGGTTGTCGCAGCGATGAAGCACATCGAATTCACCGGGGTTGCCGTGAGAAATCGTCCACGCGACACGATGGGCATTCACTGACGTTTTTTTTGTTCCGCGCCTGCCTCCGAACGTAAGAAGCCCGTATCCACTGCTCTTGATGAATCCACGCCACAACCAACAACCATCCAGATCGGTGGTGTCCACGCGTCTCCAAAAAAGTTCAGGGTTGGGCCTAAATACCGCTCTCGTCATTGCAACACCGTAGGTGCTGCGCGGCCGCGATCTTCGTAATTACTCTTGCGATCGTTACACGGCTTGCACAGACATTGCAGATTGTCCGGGTGATGAGTGCCACCGTTGCGCCTGGAAACTATGTGATCAGCCAAGAGCTGTTCAGTCGCCCCGCATCGAAGACAGCGGCCGTTGGCCCGACAAATGACGAACGCCTTCAGCGCGGCATGTCCCGCTATTTGGTGGGGTCTGAGTCGGTCTTTGATGTTTGGGACTCGCCACTTCTTACCGCTGTGATCAGTCCAGAATTTTTTCAACAGCTTGCGAGGTCGAGGCACTTGAAGATTCTCCGAGCGAGAGAAAACGGCCGGGTCATGTGTCGCTCCACATGAACCGGCCGCAAGTATCTCTGTCAGAGGCTGAGCTTGCGATCAAGTTTCCGAGTGGCAGAAAGTCACACGCGTGTCGCTTTTGCTGTGATGCGTTACGATGCTTTGATGGTGAACGGCTGCGCGAGCGTCACGTCAAACGCTCGCACCTGCACTGAGAGCGCAGTGCAAACACGCGAGCAATCGGTCTTGTGCATGGGCTGGCGCGCCTCTTGGTAGGGGCGCAAGAAATCGTCCACCACTTTTTCGATGCGCTCGCGAGCTCGGCGATAGGCTGGCGCATCGGCCACAAGGGCGAAGATGTCGAAGCCGCCCAGCTTGCGCTCAATGCGGAAGACTGGTTCGGGTGCGACTGTAACCGCTGGTTCTGTTTTCTCTTCTGAAGTTTTTTTGCTCATACCTAAGGTGTAGCTGAGCGGGCGATCTGTAGCAAGATAGCGCGAAAATCATCCGGCGTAGCAGAGGCTGCGCGTTGACTCACGCGCTTGCGCTTGTCGCCTGCCTTTGTGTGGTTGCCGCACCATGACACAAGCGCCGTCGATTCCGGCGAGACGACACCAACGTGAGCACGGCGGGTGCGCTACTACAGGCCAATGCCCTGCATATAGGCGGCCATATAGGCGGGCATCGCGCTTTTCATCCCACAGATCGATGTCTGGAATTTTGGAGTAGCAGCCGCGGGCATCCACGAACAACGCCGCGATCATTCAGGACACGCCAACCGGCCGCTTGAACGTCGCGCCCTTCATGTGTTTCATGATCGTCATCGCTGCGACCTGCGCCCCTGCCTCCATGCCACCGGCCCAGTGGCGAATCCACTCGCGCTTGGGGAAAGCCTGGCGAGCGCGTTCGGCCTCCTCCATGAGCGCCTTGGTGATTTCTTTCTTCAGCTCGGCGAGCTCGGCGTCATTCATCGTATTCTTTCCCGCGCTCGTAGCGCACGATCGGCAAGCACTGGTGCGGTTCTTTGTGGTCGCAGCACGTCGAGCACGCGACGATCGTCGATCCGTATTCAATCGTGTCTCCCCCATCCTCTGAGTAATCCGAGCCGGCGTCGCTGTGTTGCTCGACACATGTGGCCGGCTCGTTTCGGCAGACATCGCAGATCACTTCGCGTTCACTCACGATGAACTTCCGCCTGCAGCGCAATCTCGCGACGCGTGATGTTCGCAGCAAGCGGAACCGGTGAGTGCTCCAGCGTGTCTTCCCAAGATCCATCAACACGAAAGCGACCCATGTAGAGCGTCTCGTTCTCGGCTGGACACTCCACGCCATGATCGATCGCCGCGCATCCGTTTCGGAGCTGGATGGTCCTCATCGCTTTCGTTCCAGGTTGTAAAAATCGTTGGGCTGCACAACGCCCTTGGTGGCCTTGTGGATCGCAATAACCACGTCCGGCGCCGGCAAGCGCCCGATCATGTAGCGGTGTACCGCCATCGGCGATGTACCAATTTCACGAGAGAATTCGGAGGCGGTGAGTTTTTTGCTCTTGATGTATGTGGCTAGTTTCATGTCCGGAAGCTTTGCATGAACCGGCGGTCAAGGTCAACCATGGTTGCACTGCCGGTTAAACTCGTGCATGATGCCGCGCAAGGAGCTGAACAATGGAAATCAAGATCGGGGATGTGGTTGGACTTACTTGTGGCGGCGAGCGCATGACGGTGCTCGAAGCAAAAGAGGATGGGTTTGTCTGCGGATTTTGGCAGGCGATGGAATCCCAGAACATCTGGGGACTTGGCACGGCGGGGCGCAAGCTTGATACGCGCAAGTTTCCCGGCGATGCGCTCGTGGTCCTCGAAACCAAAGAAGCCGCGGTACAGAAATGATCGCTGGCTATCACCCAAACATTTCGATTGAAGACTACCTGGCCGACCCAGCGCCCGAGCCGTCACTCAGCAAGGGCGATATCTGGACCATCATCAACCGTACCCTGAAGCGCGCCCATGCTGAGCATCCACGTTTTGGCAATCGCCAAAGCTCACGGACGCCTCGCGGCGAAATCGGATCGGCCACGCACGCGTATGCCCTTGGTGGTCAGCCGGTTGTTTTCTGTGATGCGCTCGATCCGCGAGGCGAGGTGGCGAGCGACTGGAAGACAAATGCCGCGAAGAAATTTAGAGATGATGCATTTGCGGCCAAGCAGGTGCCTCTTCTTGAGAAGCAACGTGGGTTGGTGGAAGCGGTTGGCAACGGTGCGCGTGCGGCCTTGGCGGCGTTCGGCGAAGGCCAGAACGAGGTCACGATGATTTTTCAATTTGAAGGCGTGTGGTTTCGTGGACGATGTGATCGCCTCACCAACGAATACGATCTCGAGCTGAAAACCTGCGAGGATGCCGACGCGTACGATTGGGCGCGCCGCACCGTGCAGTCGAGTGGCTACGATCTACAAATGGGCCTGCGCTACCTCGGTCACAAAATTCTAGGCCATGAGCGCAAAATGAAGTGGTTGCTCCAAGAGATAGAAAACGACTTGGAGACTGTCAGCGTGAACGTTGGAGCTCGCATGCTATCAGAGGCCGAGAGGCAGATACGTTATGCCGCCAAGCTTTGGCGAGGCGCACTGGATGGCGGCCAATGGCCTGGGCACAAGCAGGATCAAACCGTCGAGCCGAGCACAAGCGCCGCTTGGAACTTGGAAGAGAGGGGGGTCCCATGACTCGCGCGAAGCTCAATGAGGTTGATCCTGCCGGGGTGAGGCTATGAGCCTCACCATACGCAAGGCGCAGCGCAGCGAGGCGAAGCCACTGATCGGCCTGTACTCAGAATCGGGCGCCGGCAAGACCACGAGCGCGCTCAACCTTGCTCGCGGCTTCGTTGGCCCGGCTGGAAAAATTTGCATGATCGAAACAGAGTCAGGGCGTGGTGAAGCCTGCGCGGATCTCATCCCCGGTGGATTCGAAGTCATTTCTTTGCGCGATGACTTCTCCCCTCGCACCTTCGGTGAAGCTATCTCACTCGCAGAGCAATCGCAGGCCGATGCACTGATCGTCGATTCGGCGAGCCATGAGTGGGAGGGAATCGGCGGTGTGCTCCACATGGCAGCTGAGAATCAGGCCTTAGGAAAAAAAGGGCCGCTCGTTTGGCAGGTGCCGAAGATCGACCATCAGCGGCACTTCACTGGCCGATTGCTCCAGACTTCGATCAAGCTCGTGATCGTATGCATGCGCGCAAAGTACCCCATGGACGAGGTGGCGAAGAACGGCAAGAAAGAATGGACGCGATCCGAGACGCTTTCACCAAAGCAAAGCGAGGATATTCTTTTCGAGATGTTCGTACACGGCTGGATAGATCGCGACCGTCACGCGTTCCATGGCACGAAGTACACGCGTCCAGACTTGGCCGAAGTCATTCGCGATGGTCAGCCGATATCGCTCGCTACTGGCGAAGCGCTCGCACGATGGGCCAAAGGCGAGGCGCCACCCGCCAAGCCATCGCTGTCGGGCATCCTCACCGCGATCAAGATTGCCGAGAATATGCAGCAGCTCGAACAGGTGAAGCCGAGTGCCGCGTTGCTGGAAGGCGAAGAGAAGTCGAAGGCGCAGGCCGCGTACAAAACGAAGCGTGACAGCTTCGCTCAAAAGAGCTGATCGAGAATCAGCGAACCCGTGGTGGGCGCACTGCCCGGATACCACACGTAAATCTTTGCCCCCGCCGGCAGCACCACTTGATCGCTTCCATTGTCGATTACGCGGGCGGTTCCGCTCGGGATGTAGAGTGGAGAAATGCTGCTGCTGCCAAGCGTTCCCGTAGGCCCAACGATAGTGAGCACCAAGTCGTGGTCGGTGCTGTTGTAGGCTGCGAAGCTGCGATGCGGGTAGAGCGTCGTGGTCACGCTCACGGCCGCAGACACGGACGATGCGCCGGTGAAGGTGGACACGACCACATACGACTCTTGGTGAGCGCTGGTCAGCGTCACGTTGGCATCGGCGTAGGCAAACTTCGCAGCCATGCCGAGTGGAAAAGCGAGTAGGGCAAGGAAATAGATTTTCTTCATGGCGTCCTCTTAGAGATCCGAAATGGTTGAGCAATAAAACTGCGTGGCCGATTTCACTACGCATTCGAGCCGACTGACGTTTGGAAGCGCCATCGAAGCACCGTTGCCGAGTGCATTGATCTGGCTGCTCGAATTCGGTGGAAAAACCACCTGCGCGTTTCCGCTGCCGTTGTGCACCGAAAGACGTTCGCCGAACGCCGAAGCTGGCAAACATGTTCCGGTGCCACCTGCACCGCCGGTTATGAAATTCATTCCACCAACGAGCTGCGTGCATGTGCCGATCGAGCTTCCGGCGGCAGTCACCGCGGCGCTGCCGCCAGCATCCAATAGCTGGCCAAGGCTGCCAATCGTCAAAGCGTTGTGAAGGATATTCACGCCACCGTGAAAATCGTTTTGCCCGAAGTGCCGCTGACCGGGCGTGTCGTTGTTCACGCTTGTGGCGTAGTCGGCAGCCTGCCCAACGTAACGCCACTGCGTGGCAGTTTCGGGCACCAAGAAAATTCGCGCGTTGTTGATCGTCGAAAGACTCATCGTGTTGAACAGCGCGAAAGCGTTCGTGCCATTCTCATCAATTTGACCGCCGCTGCCAGGATACAAAACGAGCTGCGTTTCACCGCCGGACACCTCGATTAGGTACATTTGACCAACGATAGGCGACACGGGGAGCTTGGCCACTGTGTTCCCGCCACTGCCTGTGACGATAGTATAGGGCGCGGTTATTTGCGTCGCTGCGCCCTGCGAAACCGTCGTGCTCCCTGCGATGGTGACTGGAGAGCCAAAGAAGGGGAGCGCCACGCCGTTGGCATTTCCCGTGCCACCGTTGCCCGTGGGCACGTTGCCGGTGAGCGTTGCAGTGCCGAAGTTGATCGAAGTCGCCGCACCGCCTCCGCCCTTCGCGGGAAGGTTGTAAGACGATCCGATCAAAAGAAGTGCAGCTATCGCTTTGTACATGTGTGCTCCCGTTAGAACAGGTAACCGAAGGTGTCGATTGTGATGGTAGTCGAAGCCTGCGTGGCTGTTTCCTTGTACCCGAACACGGCAGCGGCCGCGCCGATCGTAGGCGGTCCTGCTGGTTGGCCGATCACGTAGCTCGTGGTGGTCATTGAGCTTGAAATGCCAATGTCGCTGGACACGTTAGTGGCTCCGGAATCGAATCCCACGCCGCCGTCCGCCGTTGAGATGGAAGCCGAAGGGTAACGCGCGATCACCTTTGTGACAATCAAGTGCTGCCCCGCAGGAACGGTGTAGAGCGCTTGCTTGGTGGTGAGCGAGAGATCGATCACGGTGGACGACAGAAGCGCTTCTACGCCAGCAGGCTGCACAGTGGCGAAGTTATTCGCAGCTCGGAACTGTCGAGCATGGGCCACAATCTCGCTTGGCGTCAGCGTGCGCGTGTTACGTTCGATTTCGGCAATCAACGAAAGTGCCCCGCCCGCTGTGCCGAATCCATTTGTCGGCGTGCCAGAGGTGAGCAAGCTGCCAATGCCAACATCCAACGAGCTGTTGCCCAGCGTGCCAGTGGTGCTCGTTGCGGAGGCCACCATGACGCCATCCAAATAAAGCGAATATTGGTTGGCGACAGAATCGAAGTTAACGGCGGCGTCGTGAAATTCATTGATCGCGACAGCCGAGGTCGATGATTTCAGGTCGATGAAATTTCCGCCGCTCGTGTTGAGCGCTTGGAATTCGATCGAGCCATCGCTGTTGATGCTCAGGTTGTACCCGTTGTGGCCCGAGCCGTCTGCGCATCCCATGATTGAAAACTTCGAGGCCAGCGATTGCGAGTAGAAAGATGCTTCGATGCTGCGTTGGCCGCTGCTCGGCAACACGTGCGCCGCGTTGGCCGCTAGCGTACCGTAGTAGTTGCTGCTCAGGCTTCGGAAGTCGAGTGCCTTTCTCGTGCGCATTGAAGCATCGTAATAGGCCGTCGTGGTGAACGTTGCGTGCAGCGGTGACCACACGTGAAGGTTTCCCGTCCACGCGATCTGGAAAGAGCCTTTGCGACTCGCGAGGTTGAGCGGCGGTTGCGATGTGGAACCGGGGCTCGTTGCGAGATCATCCAAGATGAAATGCAGGTCGGTTTCGCCAACGTCCGGCATCGTATCGAGCCTGAATCCGTTGCTTGGAGCACTCCAGCTTGCATCGTTGATCACGCCAATAGCCGAAGGTCCCACGCCCGCAATCGTGGTAACCGCCTCGTGTGCATCGCCAGCCATGGCGCCAGAATACAAACGCACGTCGCCAAGGTTGTCGTGGATCGTCGGCAAAATAGAATAATCACTCTCGGAAATCTTCACGCCGTTTCCGGCGGCGGTTCCCCAGCGAATGCCGTTAGGAACGATAATAGGTGCCGTGCCGCCGCCGTCCGTGTTCGTGGCCAGAGGAATCGCCAAGCTGAAATTTCCGTTGTTCGGCGTGAAGCCCATGTAGTTGTTCGTGCCGAGCGTGCTGAAAGGCAGCATGTGAAAACCAATGCTGTCTTGGATTGCTTCGGCCTTGTTCACCAAATCGAAATCGAAAAGCGCAAACTGCGAAGAGCGGTCACCGATGTAAGTATTTGAATTGTACGTGGCGTTGGTGGTCGAGCTTTGGAACCCCTGTGGCGTATGAAATCCCTTGTTCCAGGCGACGCCGCCTGATGTCGCATCGAAAGAGCCGACCGAACCAAGCCCGATGATCGTTCCGTTGTTGATCGTCTTGATGCCACTACCTTCCTGATAGAGGCCGGTGATCGTTCCGCCGAACGGATTGCCGAGATAGATGGGACCGCCTGCGTATTTTCTGCGGCATGTCCAGGTGATTGCACCATCGGTTACGGTGGCGCCGAGAGTCGTTGGCCAAGTCGGCTCTGATCCGCCAACAGAGCCAGTGCCCGCACTGATGTACGCGTAACCATTCGGCACGCTCGGCACGATCTCCGAACCAACCGGCGGTGTCATGGCTGGTTGCCACGCGTCCAAATATTGCGTTTGGAACGATGGACCGTTGTAGGACGAGTCCAAACCGTACCAGGCGTTGCCGAGGAACCCTACATCAAGAACGCCCCATGTTCCGTTGAACAGAGCGTTGAAGTTGTAAAACTTGTTCTCGTTTGAGTCCTGTCCGATCAGAAAAACGCCGGCCGAAAGGTTCTGCTCAGACGAGCAATTCACAAACGTTCCACCGTCCGCGAGGCTGTTTGTGGTGTTGCCGTAAATGAAAAATCCGTTGCCATAGCCCGATCGTGCGTCGATGTTCTCGGCGTAAACGGTGGCGCGGATATCAAGCAATGAGAAAGCTTTGGCGGTCCAAGTCACTGAACCATCGGTTACTGTTGAACCATCCAATCCGCTTGGCACTTGCAGATCAGAAAGCCAAGTCGGCTCGCTTGAACCCGATGTTCCAGAGGAGCCTTCGTTTACGAAGACGTATCCTGTCCAACCCTTTGTCGTGGTCGGCTGAATGGCCGCGCCGCTCGCGTATGTGTGCGAAGCCTGCCAGTTGGCCAGTGTTTGATCGTGCGTGACCTGAAAGTTTTTGATAACCGATTCGGCTGCGAAATACGTAGGGTCGAGGTTATCGTAACCGATCTGCAAGCCGTCGCCGGTGGGTGGAAAATCCAAGATCGTCGTTGGATGAAGAAGCGTATTCGATGCGCCCTCAACGTCGAGCTGAAAGAGAAATTTGATCGGACCCGCGAAGTAGTAAGTCCCCTCGCCAAATTGCACATGATACGACTGCGTGAAGCTGCCCACGGGCGTGCCCATGGCGTTCATCATATCCACCCACGCGGTGCTATTGTCGGAGCGAGCGCCGGGCGACGGGTCGTTGGCGACGCCACCAAAATCTTCAATGCGCCACACCGGCCACGCTGCGCCAACGTTCTGCCATTCGGCGCCGTTGGAGTAGACGAGACCACGATTGTGGTCGGTGAGCTTCGCCACTCTCACATTTCCATCGGGCGTGGGCAGGGATGCCTTTGCATAGCTCGGCACCGGCACGGAGATACCAGATGCAAGCTTTGCTTCGGTGACCGCGTTGTTTTGAATGGCCGAAGTTTTGACGCTGTTCGGCCCCGGCTCGGGCTGGTACGCGGTGAGGGCGAGTATGGTGACCAGGTATCGAATCATCGAACGCTCCAAAGTGATCCGCTTTTGACGAACACGAAACCGGCGCCGCTGCCATCGGCGGGAATGCCCGGCGGGTTGGTGAACGGTGGGACGATGAACTGTGCTTGGCCGTCGATCGTTTCGCTCGCGTGACCAACGACAAGCAAGTTATTGCCGCTCGCTGAGAACGATCGATCTTTCACAGGCAAGTCGAAGCCGTCCGCGATCGTCGTGATGTCCGGCAGCGTGATCGTGTACACGGCCGAAGTGGAGGTGGCCCAGACTTCGAGGTCCGTCGAAAGCGCTTGGTAGCTCCCCGAGTGCTGCGTGATTTGTCCGCCACGCCCCACAGGAACCCAAATGCCGGGCGTTCCGGTGGTAATGCATGACCAACCCTCAAATCCGTTCCAAGCGCCCGTATTGCGCAGGAAATCGCCACGCGTGCCGGCGATGGAGTCACCGCCCGCATTCGGGTTTGTTCCCGCGTAGGCAGTGCCGCCGCCACTGCCGCCGCTGATCGTCACGTCGGTGGACCCGTTGGTGGGGTTGTCCACCACGGTCGCGCCAGAGACGAAATTGAGCGTCTTGCGCATGGGCAGGTTCACGCCCGCGAGCTGAATTACTTTGCCAAGGAGGTCGTCCAGGTAGCTCATCGCGCTCGCCTCGCAGAAAGAAATCCGCTCACAGGACCCCACGACCCAAGAAGTCCGCTAGAGATCACCATGTAGAGTGAAGTGCTTCCCGATAGCTTGGCCGGATAAACCGGGAATATCGCATCAGTAACGGTAGTGCTTGATCCATTGCCAGTGGCCATTTGCGCCCCGGCAGGATAACCAAGATTGGTTGGCATCGTAGCGGAAGTTGTTGAAATTCCGACACCGAACTGGACCGGGGCGCCTCGGATCATGCCGCTGATGTCCCAATCACCCGCCGTGAGAGGCATTGGTCCGAGCACATTCACCGGGGAACTTCCCGTCCAAGAGAAGCTACTCGTAGTTAACAAATAGCTTTCTCCAACTGCGCCGACCGCCGCCGAGTCATTAGTGTTCGTAGCAAGCAGTTGGCCGGGGACATCGTAAGCGAATCGCCAATTCCCTGTTGTCGCACCCGCCGAAATCGAAGTCGCAAACGCATACTGCGCGCGATTGGTTCCGAGATGCGGCTGGATCACAAACAACGTGGAGCTCGCCGAGTCCTTCACGGTCAGAGCGCCGGTGCTCATGTTAAAAAATTTGAACGTGTCTCCAACTGGCAATGTGGTTTCGTCAGGAAGTTTGAAGCTCTGGGCCGAAGCTCCAGTCAGCACCTGCGTTCGGTTGCTCGCCCCCGTGAGGACGGTGGTTCCGCCTGCCGAGGCGACAACGTCCATGCCGCGCACAAGTGCGAGCAAGCTGTTCGTGTAGAACGTCCGATTGGCCAATGCCTGGATCGTAGGTTGTGTCTGCGAAGCCGCGACGGGATCGCCGTCGTCAAGCACCTGCACGGGCGACGTGAATGCGTTTACATCGGTTACGTTGTGCATCCCGACCAACCCTCCTTAAACTGTGAAAGTCACGGACTCAGCAGGCAAAAAGAACACTGTCACGAAACCTTTTGAGCGTGAAGGTTTCCACTTGCGCACTAGGTAGAGCAGCATCGGAATATCAGTGCTCGGGCCGATGTCGTAAAAAAAGTCCGCCTCGCCATAGAAGCGGCCGGCGGTGCCGTACACGATTGGCGCCCACGGCGGATTGATCAGGCCGTAGGGGATCGTCAGCGTGAAACTGAAATCGGTTGGCGAGCCCGATTCCACGAGGTTGGAAGAATTCAATCCGGCGCCCCACGTGTCAGGCCAACCGGCGGTTCCCCACTCGTTGATCACGCGGATCATTTGCTGCGGCGTTCCGCCCTGCGCGTAGTCGCTCCATGCTGCGCGAACGCGTGCGGCAATGTTGGGGATCGTCTCGCCGCGGAAAGTGATTAGGCCGCGGTCCAAACCCGTTTGTGTGAGCGAGTCCGGTGCTTGCTGCGGATGGCCAGGAAGCCGTGCGTAAAACGCCTGCGCGGCAGCTTCTGCGAGTGCATCGGTGATGATGCCGATTGCTCCTCCCATGAAGCGCCGGCCCCAATAGGCGCGCAAATACGCGAGCCCTTGGACCGTCTGCCACAGCGTGTAGCGGAAGGTGTTCGTTTGCGGTGGAACGTCCGGTTCAATCGCCATCGGTTAGTTGCCCGGCGCTACCGGCAGCACGTTTACCGTGATGGCGGGCAAGTAGATTTGACCGGGCGAAAGTAAAATATCGGTGCTGATGTTGAACACCACGCTACGCACGCCCGCGACGGCTTGGGCAACGGCCACGAGCTCGGAGAAGATCACGCGTCCCTGTGTCGTGGTGAGCAAACTACCGCCGATCGGAACCGTGCCGAGGTAGTTGAGCAACGCTTGCGTGATTGCCGCAGCGACAGTGCCTTGCACGTTCGAGATGCAATAAGCCGTGATCGTGAGCGCCGGGCTCGTCACCGTCGTTGCGCCAACGGCCGTAAAGATGTCGTTGATCGGTCGGCGACCCACACCGTCGGTTATTCCGTTCACGTAGTTTTGGATCGTCGTGATGTCGCCAGAATCGATCGGGCCAAGCGCCGTGGCACCAACGAGCGTCACAGTGCCGTCGCCGGGTGCGCTCAAAATCTGCGCACGCGTGAGTGTCGGCAAAGCGTCAAGCGCCCACGCGATGTAGGCGCCGTCGATATTCGAGTACGTGAGTTTGGCCCATGCACCGAGACACCGCGCCGCAAGTCGTGCGTCCGCTTCCGGGTCTTGCCCTGGCGTGGTCACCCACGTGTTGCTCGCTGGCGCGAGCGCCGGATTCGTCGCAGTGATGCCAACAAGCGGAGTCCACAGGTAGAGCGTGGTGCTCGGTGCGATGTTGCCAGCCGAGCCGGCGACGTTCGCTTGAAATGTCACAGAGAGCGTAGATCCTGGGCCGAGCGTTCCGCCCTGCGTGCACGTGTACGTGTTGGCTCCGCTTGTGCCGTTGGGCTGATCAGCCACGATGATGTCGCCGGCCGAGAACGTAGTGACCGGCGCGCCCGCTGAGCTCGTGAGCAAGATTTGACCGATGGTCGGATTGGCCGCCAGCCGGGTGAGCCCGTAAACGTACTGAGCAAGAAGCGTGAGCCAATTACCGCTCGACAGCGTAGTGAAGCCGCCCGCGGCGATTTGCGAAATTACATTCGAGAGAGACGACCATGTGGAGCAAAACAGGTTGAGGATCGTAAGTTGAATCGATCCGCTCTGCCAGCTCGTGGCCTGAAAGCCGAGCTGTGAAAGCACAGTGAGCGAAGTGGCGAGCGCTTCGTCTTGCGTGACTGGCGTTGTGAGCTGTTCAAGAGTCAGCATTTATGGCCCCACAGTCAGCAATTGCACCGTGACCGAGGTCACAGCAAGGGTGAGCTCGAAAACATCGCCAGTGTTGCTCGTGCACAAAATCTGAACGGTCCATTGCTCTTCGTTCTGATCGCCGGACACGGTGATGGTCGTTGTACAATCGTCCACGCGCTCGTCTTTTCTGCATTCGGCTTCGATGGCCGATTCTGCCGCTGACGGCGCAATGCCGCTGCTCAAGAGGTCGCGCAGGTCATACCCGTAGTTGTTGTCGCCGGTGACGTTGGCGAGTGCACCAAACGGCGCAGAGAGCCGGCGCGCAAGTGCCTGAGCACAGGCCAAAGTCTCGGCGTTTGGCGTGGTGACGCTGTTTTGCAAAAACGTCAGGTTCGGGTCGAGGTCATCAACCCCGGCGAAGTCGCTGCCGAACGTGGTGGTGGTTCCCGGCGAGCCCACGGGAATTGGCGGCGTTGGCATCAGTCACCCACTTTCAAGCGATCGCTTCCGCTCGTGATCTTTCCGGTGAGCGAGCTCGGGAAAGGTGAAGCGGCAAACGCCGCCTGTAATGCGGTTTGGAAAGCAGACGGCGAGCCGTTGCCGGGCTCGGGAATCGGCGCGCCCTGCACGATCGTCATAAAAGCCTGCATCCAATTCCAAAAGGTCGAATCGTCGGACTCGCCCGACTGTGTGCTATCGCCGTTTCGCGCAACCTGCTTCGTGGCCGTTGTGTCCTGCGCGGTGGTGGTTGCGAACGGCGCGTTCGGGTTGCCGCCGAAGAAACCGAAGGTTACTTGGTCGCCGCCGTCCAGCTTCGTTTTTGAATGAGGAACGCCGCAGAAGAACGGTACCGCCGTCACACCGAAGCGCTGATCAACGATCACATCGATCGTGCCGTCACCGTTATCCTTGTCCACGCGTGCGTTGTACATGCGCTCGTAAACCGTGAGCGTGGGCGGACGATACAAGAACGGCACCGGGTAAATCTCGGCTGAAAATTGCTTGTCCGTTTGCCGCCATCGTACGTGCTGAATCGCCTTCATCGCAGCGGTGGAATCGCTGGAATCGTACGAAGCCCCTAGCACGACGCTCACAGGATCAACGAGCACGATCGATGCGTCCACGTCAGACGAAATGCGCGTGCCGTTCGCGTCGCCGGATGTCGGGCGCGCCGTGTTCATGTTCACAAGGCCGTTGCGATCGATCCACCAAATCATGCCGAATTCGGCGGCGAGCTGATTGAGCGCCGCCGCCACAGTGCCTTGCTGGCGCTGATAGGTGGTGAGGATAATTCCCGGAGCAACTTGGCCGATCGATTCTCCGCCCTCGTTGCAGATGTCGCCAACGGCCACTTGCAGCGAAACGTTGCCCGAATAAAATTTGTCTTGGACGATCGCGCCAAGCTTGCCCGCACCGCCGACAACACGCGTGTGGTATCGGTACACGTCGAATCGCTCGGACACCGTGGCGCCGGTCCATGTCGAGCCGTCGTTGAGCGTGAAGGTTCCAGAGCCGCCAAACGACATGGCCGAAACGAGATCGGCCACCCACGTGGCTTGCTGAAACTCTTCGATCTGCGCTTCGATGATCTCGTAACTCACTTGGTGCTCACGTTGTTGTTTGCGTTAGGCGGCGCGGCTGGCGGCAGCTTCGCTGATCCAAAGTTGCCGTAGGTCGTGTAGATCGGCCCCTGCGGAAAATATTGCATCATCGTGATCTGAATCAGCAGCGTTTGGTTGACGATATCAGGCAACCCCACGTTGGTGATGATCACTTGGTCGATTCCGAGCACCGCGCAACCGGGGTGCGAAATCGAAAACGCGCGCGGCGCCGAGTCGTTGGTTTTCTTCGGCGCGATTGTGGAGATCGCTTTCTTGAACGATTGCCAGTCGGCGCCCGTCCAAATCTCGCCCTTCGCGATGATGCTCGCTGGGTTGTATCCCTTCGGCGTGAGAACGATCTTGAACTTCGGCCCCACGCCCTGGGTGGTCGATCCGGGGTTTTTCAAAATCTTGTTCGGCTCGAACGAAATCGAAGTGGACGGCGCGATCTTCCAAAGGCCGGGGAACGTCGTTCCGCCGAGCACGAGTTGATCCCACGGGCGAATAACATCGTCGCCGAGAACGGTGTCCACCCAATAATCGCCGGCTTTCGCTGGCGCATCGGGCTTGATCCAGTTGGTGGCCTTCGGCGCATTGCCAAAGTTTCTCGCTGCGTTGTTCTGCTGAATTTCGAGAGCTGTCGGCATCACGCGCCCCCTTGTGAAAGCTGCATAGCTTGAAAGAGCAGCTGAAACTCTTGGCGAATGGCGCGGGCGTTATCTTCCGCCGAGCCGCCGCCCTGTACGCTCAGGTGTTGGATCGTCACGTTCACCCCACCACCACCGCCGCCGGACGAATCTTGCTGCCGCATGATTGCCGGTGGCTGCATCGAAGACGCGGGCGCCGCGCCGGCCGCAGCTTGCAACGGCGGAGGGTCGGCGCTGATCGCCGCCTCTTGGCCTTTGTTGTAACCCTCGACCGTGTTGGCGCCATAACCCGCGAAAACGGTGCTGGGCGAGTGAATGCCGAGCGCAGACGCGAAGCCCCCGGCAACGTCCTTCGCCAGCCCTGTGACCGCGTCCAGGGCCTTCCCGGCAGCTCCCTTGAGACCTTCCACGAGCCCATCAACGAGGCTTGCGCCCCACGATACGAAATCGCCAAAGGTGGCGTCTTTGAGCGTATCCCAATTGTCCGATATCGCTTTGACTCCCGCGCCGATGGCAACGGCTGCGGCGGTCACCGCAAGCGGGACAGCGAGGAACGCCGCCGCTGCAAGCCCGGCCGCAACCACCGCAGGGCCGAAAGTGACAGCGAGTGCCACGCCAATCACGCCGAGCGCCGCAACCACCGACGCCTTGTTGTCCACGATGAAATTGTAAGCGGTCTTGATCCCATCGATCGCGCCCTTCACAGCGCCGGGGAGCGCTTTGAATGCCGCTTCAATGCCATGGATTGCCTCTTTGCCTTCGTCCGACTTCAAAAGCTCCACGCCGAAGTCGGCGAGCTCGTTGGCAGCTTTGCCGACCGATGGGCCAATCTCTTCCCACATGTCCGCGAGCGCTTCGGTTCCTGCGTTTTTGATTTTGTTCTGCGCGCCTTCAACACTGGAAATGGCGTAGGCCGCCGCCTTCGCGCCATCGCCGATGTTGCCGTAGTGAACGGAGATCGCCTTGAGCGCATAGTTCGCCATCGCCGTGTTGTGGCCGGCGGAAAGCACGGGCTGAATCTCTTTGTCGGCCTGCGCGGCGGTGAAACCGATCGCCATGAGGTCTGCACGCATCTTGATCAGATTCGCCGAAACCTCGTCATTCACACCGGCGCGCCGAAACTCCACGAACTTGGCCCGTGTCTCGTCGATCGACTGCCCGAGCGTGTCCGCGTACACGTCGAGCTGCTTCATGACCTCTGGGCCGTTGCCGCCAGTGAACGCGTTGATCATCGCCGCCGTGCCGCGCCGAGTCTTGTCCGCTTCAAAGGCCGCTTCGGCGATCGATTTACCGAGCTCGTATGTGGCTGCAACGGCGGCGACTGCACCGGCGGTGAAAACGCCAAAGGCAACAGCTCCGTCTTTGAGCTTTGCGCTGTGCTCTTCTTCGGCTTTGGTGCGTGCCTGACCTTCGGCGACAAGCTTCTTTTCGTCGGCGAGATTTTGCGCCGCGATGTGTTTTTGTGCGGCGCCTACCTTTTGCGAGCTGACGCCAAGCTTCGCCGACAAGGCGTTGATCTTCTCTTCTTGCTTGGCGATCGCATCGAGAGCGGCGGCAGTGGCAAGCGCTGACTTTTCAAATTCGTCATTCGCTTTGATGTTTACGCCGAGGTCAGCCACGCATCACCACTCTCGTTTGAAGGTATTGTAGTCCCAATCTCTAGCTGTCCTCAAAAACTCAGCAATCAGGAGAGCACCGATCTGCGCGTCATCGTGTTCCCCACCGTGACCGAACAACGCCAAGAGGCAGTCGGCCGCATAGGTGGAGTCAACGCGGGCGCGCGCTAAAGCTTTTTTGGTTTGCGGATCTCCCCGCCATCTTGCACACCGGCGAGCAAGATCAGTGCGGCGCTGATACCACCGCCGCCCATCAAAAGAGCCGGCTGCTTGTCGAGCGCCAAGATCATTTGGTCGTAAGCGGGATGCACCAAGCAAGAGGCGGCGAGTTGAAGTGCCGCACCGCTCGGGTCTTCTTCGCGCTTGTTGAACCAACGGTTATACTCCGCCCGTGCCGGTTTTTTGAAAACCAATTCCGTTCCGTCGTTGGCCTCGACAAGCGCCAAGTCCGCACCGTGTTGGTCCTTCAGCTTCGCGATCTGTGTGTCATCCATCGTGGGTTATCCTCCACGGTGCTTAAAACACACGGTTCAGCATGGGTGCAATGCCGTTGCGCAAGATCGTGAACGGCTTGAGCTTGAGCGAAGAATGCAGCGGGTCCGGCCCGTACGAGTGGCCATCCTCAACGCCAACGATTCTCGCCACCAACGTATCGACAGTGACGATTTCGCCGATGTCCGCATAGGCGATGTTGCAATTGAGATTGATCCCGAGCCAGCCGGGACCAATGTTCAACACGAGCTGGGTGAACGTGCTCTTGCCAAGCTGCAAGGCGCAGTCGCCCGGCGTGTAGTTACCCGAGGTCCAACCGAGCGGCGTGCGCGAGGTGCCTTGCTTGAACGCCAGCTCCAGCGATTCGCTGTAGCTGATGTCGTCCACGTCTGTGATGATCTGCACTGGCCCCGTACCGATTTGGAGCGCGAGCTCGATCGATGCGTAGCTGTAGCGGTGACCGTTAATCAGCGGTGCAATCAAGGGCATGGCTTACGCTCCCACGTTGGAAAGTTGGTACGCGAGCGTGGTGCTGATCAACTTGGCGTAGCCAAGCGGAACAATCGCCACGCTCGAAACGAGCTGCATCGTTTCCACGATGTTGTTCGAGAGGCTGATCGAATACGCGACCGCCGAGACATGGCCCGACGTGCCGGCGCTGTTGATCGGCGACAAGAGCGCATCGTCAAGCTGTCCTTGAACGCCGCGCTCGGCGTAGGACGCATCCCGCGGATCGATCGTGCCAGTGCTCGTGGCGCGGAAAATCGCGGACTGCAACGGAAACTGACCGTTGTACGTGGTGAGGCAAGCCGTATCCATCACGCGCCCGAATTGCAGATCGGTGAAGTCGGAGCCGAACGAGCACTTCAACTTGCCGCCAGCGATCCAGAATCCGGCCTTGCCGGTCCACGTGCGCATCGTGGAAATCTGATCCGCATCGAGCTGCTGATTCAAGAATCCGTCGAAGTAGATGAACAGCGCTTCCGAGCACGCGCCCGCGGCGGTGCGCGAGAGGTCGCTGGAAATCTCTTCGGCCTGTGCACGAGCGCCGATGCTCGACACACACGAAGTCTTGCGCGTGCTGTACCCCTCGAACGGCAATGCGCTTGTGGCGAGCTCGTAACCGTAGCACGGCAACACACGCACGCCGGTCCACGCCGATGCTTCGGTGTGAACGTTCGCTTCGGTGTCACCGCTGCCGACATCGATCAACCCTCGGGCGTAACGGTAGCCTTGCGTGAGACCGGCCAAGTACCCCTCAAACGCTGCAGCAATGGCGCCGCCGCCCGTATAGGTCGCTTGCGCGCCCGACACTTGCCACAGGTCCACCGCCAACGACGTGTCAGCGACAATCGCCGTGTTGACGCCACCCAAGTCGGTGGTTCCCGGTTCGCCCGGCGTGGTGGCGAAATAGAACGTATCGCCGGCCACGTAGGTGCCGGTGGCGAAATTGATCGTCAATCCCGAATTCGGAATCACGAACGTGGCGGCGGTGAGATACGTATTCGATTGCGTCGCCGGGACGTTCGGAGCATCCGCCACCCAGTTGTCGAGCGAGAATTGGAACGTGGCCGTTCCCACCGTTCCGCCTGCGATGACCGACACCATCACGCCGTATCGGTCCTTTGGCGTTCCGCTGAGCGTCGCGACAACCGATCCTGTCCCCACGTGCGTCATGGCCTGCGACGTCAACGCCGACCCGGTCACGTTGTGGATGATGAAATTGATCGGGCCGCCGGCCACTTGCAGCGCGAGCGCAATGTCTTCAGCAAGCGGGCCGTAGCCGATCAGTGCTCGCACCTGCGAGATGTCGTTGATCTGCGACACGGTGTTGACCGGCGTAGAGCCGCCCCATGCGCAACCAGTCATGAGCGGCGGAATGCCGCCGACCGCCGCGAGCGGGATACCGGGATCGAGAACGGTCAGTGTCTGCTTTGGGAAAACCATTAGCGACCACCTTTCAATTTCACGCCGCTAGATTGCGCGAGAGAACGAGCCTTTTGCATCACGAGTTGATGCGCCTGGCCTGGGTTGAACTTCTTTCCAACCGGCTTCTTTTTGCGCGCAGCGATCGTAGCGGCGAGGTCCGCTGCCATCTTCGCTTCGGCCTGCTCCTTGGTGAACACCGTGAGCGGGCGCTTGTTGGCCGGCGAGTGCGCAACGCCATTCTTCGCGGCTTCGATCGCGGCCAAGTAGTCCGCATCGGACAGCGTGACATCTTCGGACTTGTACGCCTTGTGGCGCGTCCATCCGTTGAGAGAATCGGCCAAGAGGTGGAGCGGCGTAAAGGGCGTGTCGCCCTGCACTGGAGCGGGGTTTGAGTGCCCATGCTTCTCCGCGAGCTCCGCCACGGTCAGCGGTGCAACGTCTGGAGCCGGTGCGGGAATAACCGCCGGTGCAGCTGTCGTTTCGTCCTGCGGCTTCGGGTCGTTCTTTCCCATTACGTGGCTCCTTGGTTGATCGTCACGGTCTGATCCTGCTGAGTCACCGTTGTAACGATGGGTGGATTGGCGGTCAATGGAACCATCGTTGGTGCTGCATCGTAAACCGGGAGGTCCATAACCGTAAAAAATTTGATCAGCGTGCCGTTGCGCTCGTAGCTGTCCTCGCCCTCTTGCTGATCGTCCCACCGCTCGTCCTCGAACTGCACCGCATTGTGGAACGGGGTGCCACTAGGATCGATGGCTTGGCGAATCGCCACAAGCACGTTGAGGTAAAGCGCTTCGGCGTTGGTGAAGTCCGGGATCAATCCGGGCTGCGTTGGCCCGTCGTGACAGCGCCACTCGATACGGAAGTGGCGGATCATCAGCTGACGCCCCTGTGTGGTACTCCACGGCGAGCCGCCGGGCTTCATATTTACGTTGTCGATTGTCGGCGCACCAAGAGGAATGGCCACGACGGTGTGCGGACCCGAATAGTCTTCCGATGCGCGGCGCCCGAGCTTGCAATTGATCGTCGCGTCCAACGCGAGCAACGATGCAAACACAGTGTCAATCAGCTGTTCGGAAACGCTCGTCCCAACGACGGAATCGGTTTGAAGAGTCATCGCAGCAACTCCGCTGCGGCACTTTGATAGCGCTTCAAAATGATCTTGCTCCACCGCGACGGCATCACATCGAACGGCAAGAATGAGCGCTTCGGCGGCCGATTGCGCTTGCCACCTTGGTCACGGTCGCGTCCAAAGTCCGGGTGCTTCTTGTGGCCGCGCAGGTGGCTCTTGCCGCCGAATTGGTGAAACACCATGTACAGCTTGCCCACCGTGATCCTGATTCCCGCGCCGGCCGTTGGCGCGACCACGATGGACGCACGACCGCGCCCGCTCTTTTTGAGCTGGGTCCGACCACCGTTGCTCGTTGCTTGCCATGGCTTGCCGTACGGGTCTTGGCTCGCGTCCATGCTGCGCTCAATCTCTTTTTTGAGGTCGCGCGAAATCGCCGCCGCCTGCTGCGACGGGATCTTGGCCATCTTGCGCATGACAGCGGAGAAGCGTTTGGCGTTCATCAGAACCACCCGCCCGAGCAAATGCACGGAGAACAGCCGCACGAGCCGCAGCAGCCGCTTGCAAAGCCCGTGGTCATGGCGAAGTCCACCTTGACGCCGCTCATCGCCAGCGTGCCCTCTTCGTCCACCTGCGGGCTCGAATCGACCTGCAACGGCAATTCAACGAGACCTGTGGAAACCTGCGCCAGCCACTTGAGCGCCGCCGTGTTCTTGTCGTCCAAGATCACGTTCTGCCCTGACTGTGGCCGGTAACCGATCTCGGACGCCACCTGATACTGCATCAGGTTGAAGACGTTGTAGACCAGCCCCGTATCGAACGGAGCAACGAGCGGGAGCTTGAAACGCTTGGAGAGAAAACCGTCAGCAATGCCCGACGCGTCAATGCCCGCGTTCGTGACGATCGTGGGGTCCGCCGTCTTCAGTGCTGCGACGCACCGGGCGAAGAACATCACGTTGCTGACATAGACGTTTGCCACTGCTCATGACCTCACGACCCAGAGGATTAGGCGGTGACTTTGACGCAAAGGTAGGGCAGCGAGAAACCGAGCTCGTAACGAGCGCGGCCACCCCAAACATATTGGTCGAGCTCGAACACCGAAGGATCTTCGGGGTTGAAGCGCGCGGTCAATTCGAGCGGGATGCGGGGCTGGTAGACGAACGGCATGACCGGCTTGGTCGTGTCGGCCATGTACCAAGTCGTGTCGTTGCCGGCGAGCTCGGGCACCACGAGCACCGTGAACGTACCCTTCATCGGGTTGTACACGGTGGCGCTGTTCGAGGTCGGAGCAAGACCGCTCGTCACAGTCGGGATGGCATACGTTTCGCTGTTCGCGATGACGTTGGCCGCGTTCTCCAGTGCCGGCGGAACGATCAGCAAGTTGCCACGCACACCAAGCGGCAAGTTGTTCTCACCCGTGAAGCCGGCCATCTGCGCACGCACGCTGTTCGCGCCCGCGCCATCCAAGCCAGTGCCGGTGATGAGGTTGGAATAGGTGGTGTTGCCGGTCCCCGTGTTGTTGAACGTGGGGTGGTTGTTCGCGAAGAACGCCTTGCCGTCAAAGCAAGTACCGTTGCCGAGAATGACTTGCGACAAGCGAGTGTCGGGGTGCTTCGCGGCTGCGCGCGCCATGCTCGGCATGACGAACTTGGAGAAGACGCCAAGGTTGTCGTCTTCCACGTCCGTGCGTCTGAGCTTGGCCGTTTCTTCCCACAGCTTGTTCACGATGACTTGTGCGTGCTCTTGCATGTTCTGCGCAACGCGGGGACCGATCCACTCGCGCATCGCGAATTGATCCATGATCCAACCGTACGTATTGCTGATGCTGGCGGACGGGATCTCTGTCGAGATTTTGTCGAACCATTTGGGCGTGTTGTTGAACACGTTCCAAAAGGCCGCTGTGAACGTCGTGCGCAGCGAATTGAGTACCGGTTGCGTGATAATCGTTGCCATGTCGCAGCAGCTCCTTTGAAGACCAAAAAATTGTTACGCGGGGAGCGACCGCGGAGTTACGAACCGAAATTACAGCGGCGCGAGGTAAATCGAAAGATTCGCGCTTGCCGACGTGCTGGCTTGCGTGCCGCTGATCGTGACGGAAATCTTGTCACCGGCGGCGACCACGTTGGCAGCCGATGGCGATGCAGTGTTCTCTTGACCGGCAGCCGAAGCCGATTGCACCATCGTGACCGCACCGCCGGTGATCGGCGTGCCGTTGATCGATGCGGTGGCCACGGCGTTGCCGGTGGTGAGCGCAGCGTTCAAGATGGTTTCGAGCTTGGTGATCGTCGCAGCGAAGGGCGCGACGATGTAATACGACTTCGCATCCGCGCCAACCAAATCGGCCAAGTAGAGGTTGAGGACGGTTTCAGCCGAAGCCGCACCTTCCGAGCCGTTGAGGCCGAGCGCGGTCAAGACATACACGCCTTGCGAATCCACACCTTCGACGGTGCCGGCAGGCGCCACACCGGTCGGTGTCATGGTGACGGTTTGATCGTCCTGCCAGTAACAGAGCTGGCCGCGGTTCGCGTTGGTGGGCGGATTGGTTCCCGCTGCCCATCGGAAGATACCTTGGTCGAAGCGCGCAGTCAGCGTGCCTTCGGTCGTTCCAGTCACCGCAACCGCGCAGCGACCAACCGAAGCAATCGCGGTGGCATCATCTGCGGGCACCAAGTGACCGCTGGAGTTGATGCCGAGCGCAATACCCGGCAGCAAGACCGCCAGCGCCGCCACGCCCCACTCGAAGCTCATTGCATAGCAGGAAAGTTTTTCGACAGAGGTAACTACGCCGGGGGACGTTGCGTCAGACATTTTTTGCTCTCCGCTTTCGATTTCGTGTTCAAATCAAAATGGCGGGAGCGACGCCACAACTGCATTTTCTATGAGTACTGCTTAGCTGTCGATGCGCGAGACAGAGAGCGCAACGTGGTCGCGCTTGCGCTGCAACTCGCGTTTGCGTTCAGCCAAGACAGCAGACGGCGGAATGCCGGCTAGCTTGGCGGTCTTCAAATCTTCGGGGGTCAAATCTTTTTCGGTGAGCTTGTCCGGGTCTTCGGTGGCGCCGCCGCCATTGTTTCCGCTCTGCACGTGCTTCGGCTCCTTCGCTGGCTCACGGGTGAATTGCGATGTCGAAACGAATCCCGAGAGGACTTCGATCGATTGGCCTTTGGCCCATTTCTCCATGGACAAAGGAATCTTCGCGATGTTCGCTTGGATGAACGCATCCACCTGCTGTTGCTCGGTGAGCTTTTCGAGCTTGCCGATCCGCTTGTCCACTTCGGACTTGCCGGCGCGCAACGCCATCAACTCGCCGTAGAGTTTCGGATTGAGCTTCGCGAGAGCCTTGAGCTCTTCTTTTTCTTTCTTGTCGTCATCGTCTGACGGCTCTTCATCGTCGCCGAGCTTTTCGCTCAAGGCGGACATGCATTCATCGGCGCTCGCATCGTCGGCGAGCTTGAGCGCCTTGCGCAGCTTCTTCATCACTTCGTCGCTGTCGCCTCCGCCATCAGTCAAAGCTTTGATTGCGGCCAAAGCATCTTCTTCGGTTGCATCATCCTTAAGACCAAGGGCGGAAAGAATTTTGTTCATGTCAATAGCCTCGTTCGGTAGACTGCCAAGTTTTTGTCTCGCACGCAAGGAAGCTGCAATCAATGCCGGCGTGTCATTCGTCGCCGGCACCGCCACGAGCCCCGCATTGAAGACTGCTTTGATGCGTTTCGTTTTCGGGTCGAATTCAAAAAACGGCGAGATATAGCGCTGTTTCTTGTTTCGCAATCGGTCTTCACCATCGGGTGTCCACTCGACTTCGGTGGCCCACAACGCACCATCGCGCACGCTCAATTTGTACCAAGCGCGCGCATCGGGATCGTAATTTTCTGCCTCGGGGTCGAGCGAAAGGTGTTCGAGATCAATCATGCAATCCACGCCGTGGCGCTCGTAAGCCGCCATCACATCGCGTGCCGCTTGATCGTCGAAAAGAAATTTTCCCTTTTGCGTTTCGTTCCATCCCGCCTTGAAAAACAGGATCTCTTTTGGCGGTTCGTTCGACATCGAAAGCGCGATGCTCGCGACCGAACTGGCCAAAGAGCCGCGGCGCAGTGCGACGTAGAAACGTTTCTCCCAAGTCATCTTCATGATGCTCCCCCCGTTGTCGGCGCTTTGTCTGCCGTCGCCGGCACGGGCTCCGCGTTGGGATCTTGCGCGAGCACATCGATCCCGAAATCGTCCATGATCTTTTTCGCGTCCACTTTCATACCGTGGACTTTTAGCGCGCCGTCCAACTTGGTGATCGCATCACCGAGCTTGCCGAGACCGTCCGCTTTTTCTGTGATGTCTTCGGGCTCTTCGGTCACCCACTTCGGCCACGGCGCCGAAGCCGTGACACCGAAATTCATCTTAACCCACGGTGAGACGTGTTGCTGCTGCAAGCACGTAGAAAGCCGCTCCCCATCGAAGCGGATCAAGTTTTGCGCGATTTGCTTTTGCGGATTTCCGTCAGAGAATCCCGGCGTGCCTTCGGTCGTCACTGTCTGACCTGCAATCGCGATCGTGATCTCTTCATTCGAGAACTTTATCTGCTGATCGAAAACGTCGCCGCTTTTTCCTGCGCTCGCCGCTTCCACGAGTTTCAGATCCCAACCTTGCGGCAGCACGAGCTTTGCGTTTTTCCCGAGCGAAGCAAGTTGGCCCATGTACGTGCGGCGCTGGCGCTCCGTGCCCGTGTGCGAAGTCGTGCCGAGCATGACCGGTGAGCCGAGCACCTGCGAAAAATTGGCGCGGTCTTCCATGCTGAAATGCTTGAGCAACCACGGAAACGCGAGCGCACGCCAAAGACCTTCGGCCCACGGCCGGCGAGCGCCGTACGGCTGAAAGAGAATCCAATCACCATCACCGGGGATCACGGACTCCATGCCGTTTTGCGTCTGCACTTTCCAATGCGAGCCGCCGTTGCCGTAATGGTAGTAGGTCAGCCAACGAGGCGACCACGTTTCGATGCGATAGCGGTGCGGCTTTCCGATCAGGCGCGGAAGCTCAATGCGTTGCGCGAGGCCTACGCCTGAAGTGATTCCCCAAAAGAGCAGCTTGGCGAGCTCGCTCTCATCGCACATGTGCCACCACTCGCCGGTCTTTTCATCCGCGTCGCCTTCAAGCATTTCGCGCGCTTCGTCGTTGCCGTCGCGAAATGAAATCGGCATCCCGAGCAACGCGTGTGCGCGAGTCGCGAGCACGCCCGAAATGCGAGCGTCGCGAAACATCGTCTCGCAAAGGTCCGCGAGCTCCAGCAACGGACCCGAGTCCGCCATGGCTGCGGCTTTTTCAACACGTTCGGGAGTCCAGCCACTTACGGTGGGGCGATACCAGAGCTCGCGCGAAGACGAATGCATTTCGATGCGCGATGTTTGATCGTCGTCTTCATCTTTTGAACGCTGATCGAACGGCTGTGACGCTGACAGTTTGGCAGTGCTCTTGAACGGGTTGAGTGACTGCCAAAATGATTGTGCCATTCACCGTGCAAATACACCTCGGCAGTGGCCGGGGCAAGTTACGATAAGAAACGCGCCGGGGGTAGATCGTCGTATTCTTCATCGTTCGGCGTGTCACCGCGGCCCGGAAACCTCCGTTGGCCCATCGCCGCGTGCTCATCGATCAAGTCTTGTTCTTGCGCCCACACCGCACAAATCAACGCCGACACGCGGTCACCGTGCGCCGTGCCATCGCTCTTGTTGATGATGGACAAGCCGCTCTGCGTTGGCTTCTGCGTCGTTTCCTTGAGCTGCTTTATGAGGCGTGGCGATGCCTGCGACAAGTCCACGCGGCGTTCCGTGAGCAGCACGCGGAAGCGCACGTAGGCGTTTGAAATCGCTTTGGTGTCGGTGGGGAATTCGAGCAACGGCATTTCCAGTTCGTCTGTCTCTTCGCGCACCGTTTCGATGTAATGCAAATCGCACGCGACAGAGTCAGCGCCGAGCATGTGAGCGATCCCGCACAGCTCCGAAATCGTCGTGGAAGGCACAAGCGGCATTTCGCCAGGGATGCGCTCTTCATCCGCTTCGAGCCGCAGCGCCGAAGCCAGCACAGTCTCTTTGCGCCGCACGCGTGGTACTGCCGCCTCGAATTTGTCGAGCACCGCAATCGCAGACGAGTTTCGCCGAAAAGCGAAGTCGGCGCCCGCGGCAGTACGCGACGGCGATCCTTGCAGCGGCGGCGGAGTGGAAACGGCCAGGTCTATGAACGCAGCCGGGAAAAATTTGGTTTCATCCGCGGAAATCGGGATGCAGTAGTAGGCATTATTGCGCGTCTGTTCGTCGTCTTCGAGCTCGACGATCATTTCGTCGGTGAGCGTCGGATTCATTTCGGGCGTGGTGCCGAAGAAAACGAGCTGCGACTTGGTTTCACCCTTGGTGAACATCTTGTGGTGAAGATCGATCGTGGAGAACGGCGCCGAGACGTACCAGCCTTTGGCGTTCTTCATCGTGGCCATGGTCGGGCGCAGCAATTTCAGAATCGCGCTCGCCGGATTCGCGCCGCTGTCTTTGTCGCGCCAGTGCGCCATTTCGTCCGCAAGGAAACCGATGCACGTGAACGACACCACCGCCGAAGTGGTCGCGGCGAACGCCTTGATCCCGAGATTCGCGTACGGCGATTTTTCGTTGAAGGTGATTTCAGTGGCGGTCTTGCGATGAACGATGCCGATCGCCGTGAGCGCTTTGCTGCACGTGTCCAAGCGCTCTTTGGCTTGGTCTTTGTCGGCCGAGAGGATCGCAAAGTATCCCGTATCGCCCGGCGGAACTTCGTGACGCCCGGAAAGAATTTCAAAGAGCGCCACGCGCCCGGCGATGGTGGATGACTTGCCACCGCGCCGCCCCCATCGGCCAACGATATTGCGTTGCTTTGAGCTGTAAACTTTGTCGAGTACTTCCCACCAACGAGGCGACACCGGCGGCCATCCAGCAGCCACCAACGCCGCGTCGATATCCCGAATGGTCCACGCCTTGGCGCGAATGCTGCCGCCGCCCTGCGGGTTTTCCATTTCAAGCGGCTTGCCTAAATCGTCTTCTTCTTCTTTAACCGGCGGTTTAGGCGGCGGCGGTGCTTTGGGCGGGCGCGGCTTTTTAGGTGATGGCATTTGGCGCCGAGATGGTTGCAGCGTTTCCGCCCGCGATGGTCGTGGCTTCAGGCGCCGTCACGTTCACCTGTGCATTTGCGGAAATGTACGTCACGATCGCGCCGCCGATGATTTCCCACGCGGCTTTCATTTCAGTCTCTATCGCGCCCGTGATCGCTGGGTTCGATGCCTTCAGCGCCGCCACCACTGCGTCGCCCATCGCCGATCCGCTCATCGCCATCTTGTTTGCCTTTCCACTTGCTCAACTCTTTTTCGTCGAACGAGCGCAATAGCTGCTGCTCAAGTGCCTCGTTGCGCTCCATCGCGATTTGCAATTGACTCACAACGCGATTGTATTCGAGGCGAAGACAATCGACGCAGTCATGGTGGAAGTGTCGCGCCACTCTCTGTGTTGTCGCACATCGCCGCAAACGCTGCCAGTTTGGCCATTGCTTCGTTGTATCCTCGGCCGACAATAACGATCTGCCCGCGAGCTCGCAGCTCGAAGTGGCATTGGTTCTGCGCATCGCTCGTGGTGGTCTTCGCTTTCATTTCCAGCCACGCGAGGTTGCGTTTGTAAATCACGATCAGGTCAGGCGCGCCCTTGTGCATTCCCATCGCCTTGTCACGAGCGGCGGCGGCTTCGGTGCGTTGCTGCGCGTTCTCCAGGCGCAGCACCATCCAATTCGGGTCTTTGCGCAAATCGGCAACGACGCGTTTTTGCGCGCTCGTTTCGCGATACACTCGCGGTTTTTTCGTGGTGGGCGCAGGCTCGCCGAAAGCGTGCTTGCGTATGCTGCCAATCATTGGCGCGGCAACGACCTGTAAACACCGATCGGATTTTTCTCGACATGCCCGAGCGTGGTGTCCGTATAACGCACCACGATCGTTCCGTTGGTGCGACCGCGATAAGCCCAGCGGCCACCAATCTTCAGGATCTCCGCATCGTCCAAGTGGAGCTCGCCCACCTGCGGCGCGAGAACAAAAAGCGCTACGTCGCCAAGCGCTGTTTTTTCTTCAAATTGGCGATTCGGATTTTCGCGCCCTTCTTCCCCGCTACGCTCGCTGCTTTGCTTGTCCATCGGTGACCTCTCCCCGTTTCTTGTGCGGCGTGTCCGCCTTGTTTTGCGATCTCTCGTTGGCGCTCGGGCGTCATGAGAGCAAAGCCTCGTAATTGCTTCATGGGTGAGCTTGTACGAGCTGAGCCGGCTGGAGTCAACGGCAGCAACCGCACGTCTGTGTCTTTGCCTGCCCACTGCGCATCGAAGCTCTTGCGCAAAGCGGATAGCGCGCGCTTTGAGATTTTAGTCACCCTGTTCTTTCCTGACCAACCTGACTTCGTGTCCGGTAACGCGAGCGATGCGATTGAGCATTTCTGCGGAAGGCGCGCCGCAGCCTTCTTCCCAAGCGCGCACCGTGGGCACCTGGCTCTTGATTGCCTGCGCGAGCTGCCGCGAAGTCCAGCCCATCGCCTCTCTGGCCTTTCGTATCTCGTCACCGATCGCCATGCCTTCACCTCCGCCGCGTGCATAGCTCAGCTCGCGGACCACGGCAACCCCCTGCCGTTTTCGCAGCGTCCTGGGTCGAGTCCCGGTGCCAAACCCTATGTTTACCGAGGGATCTATATAATAGGACTCTAGAGGACTCACGATTATATATATTTAGATGGGTTGGTGAGTACTGTAGAGAGTGTTCAACACTTAGCAATAAACAAGATGATCCAGTAGAAGTGCACCGCGCTTTTTCGCTGTCCGATGTGGCCTAGCGACCACCGCCATTTTACGCGCACTTAGTGGCTCAGCTCGGACGCGATCAACTTGACCAGCCCACCAACCCGCGCCATCCTGAGCTTGCCATACCCTCCGAACGGCTCTGCACCCGTGGGCAATTCGGCTTCACGGGTGCAGCGCTGGCCGTACTTTGGCCAATCCTGCCCGCCTCTGCTACCGTCGCTCGCATGGACAAGCTGTTCGTTCTCGTCTTCCCCGAGCTCGTCAAAGCTATCCCTGTGACGCTCGTGGCGGCCGTAGCGGCGTTCTCGCTGTGGTCCCAGGCCAAGAGCCTCGCCAAGCGCTTCGCCGCCGTAGAAACGAAGGTGGAGGCTGCCACCGTGGCAACCGCGAACCTGCCCCAGGCATTCGAGCGACTGAAGGCCGCAGAGACCGAGCTCACCCACCTGCGACAAGAGCAGCACGACGCGAACCTGATGGCCCGTCAGTACGTGACACGCAGCGAGCTCGTGGAGTCGCTGGGAACAACCGGGCAAAAGCTCCACGCTCGCGTCGATACGGTCGAGCAACAAGTGGTGCGCCTGGACGAACGGAGCAAACGCCATGAGCGAGAATGACGAGCCGCCCGACCGCGAGCTGGCAATGCCCGAGGCGCCCGAGCGGTTGCCGCTATCGGGGCGGGACTACGTGCGCGAGGGGCGCTCTCTCGATTCGCTGCGCGTGCAATTCGACGCGGTGGCGGACGAGCTCGCGTTTGAGCTGTGCACGATAGCGAACTGGCTGGCGGTTGGCGCGTGGGACAAAAAGCCGAAGGAGGCGTTCACCGCGTGCACGCTTCACATGAACGAGGTGCGCTACCTCATGGGCGAGATTGAGGCGGTGACGCAGCGAACGGAAAGGGGCACGGGATGAGGTGTCGAGCGACGCATTGGGGCATTCGGTTCCGCAAGCACTGCCGGCGGCCGCGATGAAGGCGGCGGATTTGGGGTTGGTCGGCGTCGCGGCCGAAGTGGCGGCGGACTTCGAAGTGGCGTTTCCCGACGCGGTGTTTACGAGCGGGCGGCGCAGCGTCGCGGAGCAGGCCGAGGCGATGGCGTGCAACGTGGTGCTGAATCGGGCGTGGATTCGGGAGACGTACGTTCCGAGCCGGGTGAGCGCGGCGTGTCAGACGTGGGTGGATACGGTGCCGCAACCGGTGAACCACGCGAACATCGCGGCCGGGCTCGCGCGGGTGCTCAGCGGCTTCAGTGACGCGGAGCTTGCGCGGCTGTCGTTGCACATGGGCGGCGGGGCGTTCGATGTGTCGCCGGCAACGGTGAGCGATGAGGCGCAAGCATGGTTGGTGGCGAGAGCGGCAAAGGAGGGCGGTCGCGTGCTATTTCGCGAGGGAGGATTGCGTAGGGTCCATGCGCAGTTTCCGCCTGTCACGCTGTAACCGCTGGTTGTCGTTTTTGCAGCGGCGGCATTCGCGCCAGCCTTTGCGGGGCGTGAGGTTCCAACTGGTCAGCTCGTGACCGCGCAAACAGTGCGTCATGTCGCGGCGCCATTGTTGAGCGGCCCATGCGTTCGGCGTTTCACGCGGGAGCAGTCTGCGATTTTTTGCCTGCTGCGATGCGGTTGCCCACCGGCAGTTGTTGGGCTCGTAGTTGCCATCGTTGTTGATGCGGTCCAGCGAGCGCCCGTGCGGCCGCGACCCCATGTCGGCGAAGAAATTTTCGAACGAGGCCCAGCGTTCGCAAATCGTGATGCCGCGAGCGCCGTAGTGTTTGAACCGCGGGTTGTTGGGATTTCGGCAGCGCATTCGCATGGAGTGCCACGCCCGATACTCGACTGATTTGGACATGCGATGCGTGCCTTTGAATCGCACCGAAAGAAAATGCGCGAGCCGTGCTCTTGTTTGTGATTCATCCATTCCACCCTCGTACGCTTGGCGCCGCGTGGTCGCAAGGGTAGAGCAGCCGCGGGCGCGCCGCGAAGTGCGGCGTGACCCACCAATCTTGCGTGCTGAGCGGTGTAGCGCTACAAAGAAAAATAGCGAGGTGACCGCGATGGGCGAAGCGAAGCGAAAAGGCCAAATGCAGTTGGTGGGGTTGGACGAATCGAAGTACTTCCAGCCGACCGGGCACTTGTCTGGCGCAAAAGAGCCTGAGCGCGCCGGCTCGTGGTTGATTATCGCGGTGGGCGTGCTTCTAGTGGCGGCGATTGGTTTTTGGTCGTGGTCGGCGTTCGCGCAGGCGGCGAGCCAGCCCGCGCCGGCGCCCGAGCAAAACTGGGAAACGAAAATTCTGGAGCTCGCGGGCGCAGCGGTCATGGCTGGGCTCACGTACGTTTTTGCGGCGGCGAAGGCGTATTTCTCCGCGCACGCAAAAGGGGCGTTTGGCACCTACGCGATTTCGACGCTGACGCGGCTTGAGCTTGCGGTGACGAGCGCCGTTGCGGCCGAAGAGCAGATCGCGCTGCGGGATTTGGCTGCGGGGCTCAACAAAAAGAGCGCCGCGCAGCTCAAGCAAGATGCGATCGCGAGCGTGAAAGCCGAGCTCGGGCCGAAGGGCCTTGCGGATTTGGCCGAAGTCGTTGGGCTCGACCAAGTGGCCACGGTTCTGAGCACGAAAATCGAGAGCGCCGTTTTGCGCCTGCCGTCTTCGAGCGCGCAGGCCGCCGCGCCGGCAGTTGCCGCGGCACAATCGGCGCCCGCTCCCACCGCGAAATGAGAGAATTTCAGCCCGGCGATGTGGTGATGGTGCGCGTGGCGCTAGTTGGGCGCAGCTGCGATGTGGAATTCAAGGCCACCGTGCGTTTAACCGACGGTGTAGAGGCGATGGTGGATTGGTTCGTGGACCAAAAGCACTACACGAGCCCGTTTGAAGTTGCCAATCTTCGCTTGGTGCAGACGAAATGAAGCCGAGCGAGCTCACACAGCAGGCAAAAAAGCACGCGGGGCAAGCGATTCCCAACCGCGCCGCTAAACGTGCTGCGCAAAAAGCGAAATTGCCGTTCTGCAGCCGTTGCCGACGCGTGTTCAAGTACGACGTTGGGCAAAACGGGATGCTGCGCAAGTGTCTGTGCGGCGTGACGAGCCTTGCGGCTTCACCGGCGGTTATTGCGCGTGTCGAAAAAGTTGAACCGCCGGTTAAAATCGCATTTTGGCGCCGAGCACTTGGCCTATTCATCGTGTTTTGCGTTGGGATTGTCGGGCTTTTTGTGCATCGATTCCGCACGGGCAAGTGGGGCCGGCGATGAACCAAAACGTGGACACGATTTTTGGCGACTACGTGGACGATGAAAAAACGCCGCTCGGCACGCCCGCGCACGCCCGCGATTTTTTGGGGGACATCGTGAAAACTCCGCGAGTTGGCGACGCTGTGCAGTATTTCCACGCAGCAGACCGGCCGCCGCTCGCCGCGCTCGTGACTGCGGCCGGCGGCACAATGGTTCAGCTCGCAGTGTTCTGGCCGGGCGCCGCCGCGTTTGTGCCGCAAAAAGGCGTGGAGTACTCGGCCGAGCCGAAGTCCGGTTGCTGGCGGTGGCCCGCGTGACCATGTGTGACCATACGCAGGCGACAGCCCGACCGCCGGTCATTCGCCGCGGCACGGCACTCCAGCGCCGCGCAGCCGCCAAACAGCGGCGGCGCCGGCAGGTGGTAACGACGTTCCTGCGGAGCATCGCATGATCGCCGCAGCCGTGATTGCAGGCATCGTGGCGCTCGTGGGCGCGTTCGTGGGCGGCTACTACCTCGGTCACAGCGGCGCGGCCGCTGCAGTCGCCACAGCGGCGGCGGTGGACGAGCAAAAGGCCAACACGGCGGCGCAGGCCGCAAAAGAGAAAATCGAAGCGGACGAAAAAGTGGCGGTGGCCGCCGTGCCGACCGAGACGAGTACCGAGCTCGCGGGCGTGCTGTGGGGCGGCGTGCTGGACGTGAAGAAAACGGAGCCACCCAAGTGAGCTGTTGCGCCTGCGCCCGCCAATGCGAGCACCAACCCCACCACAAGCACATCGTTTGCCTGACCCACGCCGCCCTGAAATGGAAGCCGATGCCGCGCACGCTCGCGATTCTCTTGGCGTTATCCACAGCTTGCACACAGCCTGTGCATATCGTCGCGGCGCCCGCGCCGGCCTCGCAGCCCGCTTCCATGCCCGCGTCGCAGCCGGCAAGTGCACCCGTCTACCCGGTGGGACTTTTGCGCCCGCTCGACCAGCAGCGCCCGAACGGCGACCAAGTGATCACGCGTGCGGGGCTTGAGGCGCTCGCCACGCGCACGATTGAGCAGCGAGCTCGCGAAGAGAAGAAGCTGGCCGCGTGCACGGCGCGTGAGCAGACGGCGAACGACCAACGCGACGCCGCCACGGCTCAGGCTCAGGAAAGTGCGTGGAAGGCGACGTTCATTCCGATTGTGACGGCGGTGGGCGGAGCGGCGGTTGCGGCGGTGGTCGAAACGCTTGTGGTGTGGGCGCTCGGCTCGTTGAAGACAAGCGCGCAACAGCCCGCGAAACGCTAGCCGTAGCCGTAGCCGGAGCCGGAGCCGGAGCCGGAGCCGTCGCCGTAGCCGTAGCCGGAGCCGGAGCCGTAGCCGTAGCCGGAGCCGTAGCCGGAGCCGGAGCCGTCGCCGGAGCCGGAGCCGGAGCCGTAGCCGGAGCCGGAGCCGTCGCCGGAGCCGGAGCCGGAGCCGTAGCCGTAGCCGGAGCCGGAGCCGTAGCCGTAGCCGGAGCCGTCGCCGGAGCCGTCGCCGTCGCCGGAGCCGTAGCCGGAGCCGTAGCCGGAGCCGTAGCCGGAGCCGTAGCCGGAGCCGTAGCCGGAGCCGTAGCCGTAGCCGTTCGCTATTTGGCCCATTGGGCTTCTCGCAGCGCGGCCTCGCCTTCCGGGCTGCACGTGATGATCTCGATTGCCTCAGTCAAAAAAACCTGCGGCACCGGGTCGCTCACTTTGCTTTCGCGCGACACACCCTTGGTGGCTACTTCGTTCAGCGTGTTGGCGCCAAACCATCGCCAGAGGCGCCGCGCATTTTTCAGCGTCACCTCTTTGCCTGTGCGATCGGCCAATTCTCCGAAGTGAACGCCGGCAGAGTAGGTGCGGACAACGACATACGGCAATGATTTTTCTTTGGGCATTCCGCCCTCCTTTTTATTGTTCAGTATAACCGATGGTTCTTACAGTCAAGGCATCCCCCGGCGCTGCAACACCTCGCGCACAAATTCGCTCGCGGTGACCTTGCGCAGTTTCGCCCGGTACTCGACCCACGCCCGCTGCGCATCGCTCAGCTTCACGCCCAGCGGCTTCTTTTCTTCTTCGCTCGGCGGGCGCCCGCGTTTGAGCGCCGGGTGGACGGAAAGCTCGCGGTCTTCGGCCTTCGCGATGCCGCGATCGGTGAACGCCGGCAGGTCTTCAATTGTTGAAAACTTGCGCCACACAAGGCCGTGCTCGGATGCATCGAATTCATAACAGCCGCCGTTTGCGCCGTCGCGCACTTTGCAAATTTGCGTGCCGATCGGCAGCGTCACTTTTTCAAAGACCACGTCCAACGTCGCTTCCATCGGCCTCACAAGCTGTGCGTAGTGGCTCATCGTGCACCGCTTTCATTCGCGCACTTCGCGATAAATTCGGCCTGCTGTGGTGTCTCGCACGCCGCGATCATCCGGCAAAGCGAGTCCTCAACGATCGATCCGTTCGCGCGCACCGGCAACAATATACATGCGAAGCGTGATTCGGCTCTGCTGAACTTCACTTCCTTCTTTTCGATTTCGTCGATCGCCTGAAGCGCCGACTCTGCCGCCCACGCCGCCGATCGTGCGTTGCTTTCGATGTCGGAAATCGAGTCGCGAAGCTGGCTCAGGCTCTTCACCATATCTCGAATCCTCCGCACACCGCGAGGAACGCCGCGAAGTCGCGCACGGCCTGCGCGTTGAAAACGTAGCTGCACTCGTCCGGGCGCACCTTCCCCGCGCCGAGGCACTTGTTGCAGCCGTTGCGCACTTCCACGTCTGTGCGCTTGCCGGTGCCACCGCAGAGACGGCACGAAATCGACGGCAAGAGCGCGAGCCGCACTCGCTCGGCATCCTCGAATGCGTCGATCTTCCCCGCCGCATCGAGCTCGCCGAGCTTCGCGGCAACGCGCAAGCACTCGTCCTCGAAGAAGCCGGCACCGTCGTTGAAATGGCCGGCGCGCCTAACCAGCGGTGAAGATTCGGCAACGTCGCAAACGAATTCCCACAGCGGGCGCCACCCCCAGCAATTGCGGTCGAAGCTCTCGCCCCGTTTGGCCTTTGGGTCTTTGCCTGTGAGGTTCATTCCCATTGTTCAGCTCCTCGCCAAGAAGTCGTTTACGATTTGGTTCGGGTCCGCGTCTTCGTACTGCACAAGCACACCGCGCACGTTGTCGATTGCGATGTTCACGGCTCGGCGCTCCTCGCTGCCGTCTTCGGTCGAATCGCGGAATTTCTCAAGCGCCATGCGGGCTTCCCGAAGTTGAATGTAGCGCTCTGGGTCGCGGATTCGTTCGATGCCCTCGGACATCAACAGCAGAAATTGCGCTTGCGAGCGTTTGTCCGCCGGGTCGAAAAAGGCGATCATTGTTGCACCGGGTGATACTTGGCGGCGTGACTGGCCAAGCTTTCGCTCGCTTCGCCCATCGCAGCGTCTCCGGTCGGACCCATGCCGAGGAACGAGCTTTTGCAGATGTCGCAGTGGACCACGAGCTTCACGAAGTTGAACGCCGTGATCATCTCGCGAATGTGGCGCACGAACGCGAAACCCTCGTTCACCGCCTGTGAGTTGTCGCCGGGCTGCTTTTGCATTTCGGCGAGATAGCTGCTCACTTCTTCGATCAGCTCTTCGGCTTGCTCGCGCATCACGTGATTTTCGATGTGAGTGATCTCGCGCAAGCTATGCACGCTCAATCGCACACTGTTCAGGTTATCCGCCGGTGAAGGATTCACGCAGTTGATCGCCGTATCCGTCGCCAGCTCGTTCTTTGCTTCATCCCAACCGCGTTGCATCGCTTCGAGTCCTTCGTTCATCGTTGCCATGTGTGTGGCCTCCTAACGCCAAAAGCCCCTTGCGGGGCCGTGGCTGCCATTGTTCAGCTCTTATGCGGCGCGACGTTTGATTTCGGAACGAAGCAAGAGAATATTTTCTCCGTCATTGCTGTCCCACGCGCGTGCCATCATTACGTTCAGCTCGGAATCGCTCAACGCAGCGATCCGCAAATCCCGGCAAGTCTCGCAGAAGTGATCGTCGTGGTAGTCGAGGACGGCGGCAGCGCATCGGGTGGTGTTGTTCGTGTTCATTTGATAAGCATAGCTCAGGTCGATTTTTCGTACAACAATAAATCGCCCACGTGGAGAAATGGTT